TCTTTCAATTCCATTTTTTGAATCAATTAAAGGTTATTCCATATGCTTAATAAATCCACCGGCTCGTTAGTCGCTTGAGTGGATTGCTCCGGCTCTGATACGCTAACAAGTGATTTCAATGCTTTCTCTATATCCGATACCTCATGCTCTATTAGCTTGAAGGTTTCGTCTGTGTAGTCGCCATTGCGTAGTACGTTGTTTAGCTTGGATAACCGCCCTAACAACTCGCTGGCGAACTCTGCTTTCATTTCTGACTTCATTCCTACGACTGGAGTGTTCTCATTCGCTCCCCAAGTTACGCTGGAATACTCCCACAACTTGACTTCCTTAATCAGTTGGTATTCTTTGCTCTCGGCCATCTCTGATTTGATAATCTCAAACCCGATGGAATGCTCCGTAATAACCCCGTCGCGATATAACTTGATGTAGTCGCCATCGCGAATATCTGATACCTTGCTATCTATCAATAGTCCGTTCTCATCCTGGACCATCGTTAGTGGTGTACCAATCGGGTTGTATCTATCGTGCTGGAATAAGTGCTTAATGCGTGGTCGAGGTGATTGTGGTCCGCGTTCCTGAATGGTCTTACTGAATGCGCCCTTCTCGATAATATCACCGTCTGAATCCACGTTGCCGAATGCTGAAGCATACAAGGTAACAATACCTTTGCTCTCATCTACATCGGCCACCGGTAAAGATGTGTTCTTGTATATCATGCTACAAACTTATTTCTTCTTCTCTTTGTCTTGTTCTAAATCGGTTACTTTGGCGATTGGGTGATGTTTGTCGTAAACTATCTGGCTCACGAACTGATAACTCACTCCGAACTTAAAAGATAACTCCGCCATCGTTTCGCGAACCTTTCCATCATTCTTGCGTAGGATTTCAAAGTAGTGCTTTCTGATTAATACTCGCTCTGGACTTTTGCGCTTAACGCATCCAAGCTGGTCTAATACGTGCATTAGGTTGAGGGTAACTCGGTCCTCGATTCCGTACTCCTTGCGAATAAACTCGGCAAACGCTTTGCGTGCTCTTCGCTTACCTCGCTGGAGTTCTGCTTTATCGAAGTCATTCATATTGGTTAAGATTGGTTGTACTCTGGATTGTTGGGTGTGATGTAAACCATCGTGCATCGGCAATTAATTACCTCTGATGCTGGTGCTCCTACCATCTGCGGCCTATCCATCTGCGTTCCATTCACGTTGAAGTAGTCGTCTAATAAGACCACCGTTCCGTTTACTGCTCCGTGCGATTCTCTTTCCCTTCCATCTAATGAAGTGATCCACTTCTTCTTCATCTGCAACCCCGTCGCTTTGGCTGCTTGCAAGCTGGCCTCATTCGCTGCGATACCTACCTCTGTCCTCATTACCCGGACCGCTCTGTAACGATTCTGCTTACCCATATATTCGCGGGTGTAGCTTTGGATTCGCTTCCTCGCTTGGAATACTGATAACCCCTCATTCACCGCTTCTGCCGTTGCTAACCTGATGGCCCGTAGGAATAACTCTCGGCTGGTTTCGGTCATCATCTTCGCCTTCAATCCCGATTGCGTTGCAGCAAACCGAATCGCTACTCGCAACCAGTCATCCAATAACGCGTCTGATACGGGCGGAATAGTCATTGCACCTGCTACCAATGCTTCGCCCGTTTCAACCTCTTTTTTCGCCTTCTGCGCGTCTTTTGCGATTGCTTCGTATGTTCCCCTTGTGAAGGTCTTAAAAGTGTCCTCGTAGGCCTTGTAAAGGGTTTTTTCTACCTGCTCCTGCTCAATGAGTGCAGTCAAGGATTCCATCTCGCTCTGCGTAGTGGCATTCCCTAACTCCCGAATCGCTCTGCTGATACCCTGCTGAAGTGCGTTGTACGTTGGTCGTGTGTACTTCCTCTCAATCCTGGCTTTCGCCCGATTCTGACTTCTGCTTGTGTTCATAGTCGTCTATGTCGATGTGTTTAAGTGGATCGCCCTCAATGCTCACATCGTCGATATTTATTCTGCCTCCGTTCATATAGTTGTAGTCCATTGCCTTATGCCCTTCGTGCATTGCATCGCCTAACTTCTCACGGAATTCGTTTAGTGTGTACGCGCCTAACTCAACGCCTATCTTATAAATCTCTGCTAACTCTTTGCGATCGGCTTGGAGTTCTGGTACTTGGCTGAAGTCGGGCTCGATATAAACGTTTCCGTAGCTTGGTGCTAACCAACGGTTAAACTCATCTGCAAACGCCTGGACCAATGGAATAATAGCATCCGTGTACGCTACCTTGCGTGCCGTGCTCATGTTGTTGTACGTACTCGCGGAATCATCATTAAATAACTGACTCGGTACGTGGTAAACTCGGCAAAGGTCTTGTAGTGAGAATTTAAGGTCCTCGATAATCGCCATATCAACTGGACTCAATCCTAAGTTGGTGTACTTAATCCGAGCAGAAATAAATGCCATCTTGCCTTTGTTATCCGCTCCGTTGTATTTCTTATCCCATCCCCGCGCCAATGCTTGAGCCTGCTCCTCTGTAAAATAAGCCTCGCTCATTGGATCGCCATCTGAACTAATGATACCGATTGCGCCGTTGTTTTGGAATGCTTTCTGACTGGCTATCTGCGCATCGTTTGATTTGCTGATTGTCCGAGCGGCTGCTCGTAGTGGACTCATACCGTATAACTCTTCTCCGTAGTCGAAGTCGAAGTTTGGGAATTTGTCGTGTAGTACGTCGGAATAAGGGAAACGAATAACCTGGTCGCCTATGTTGAGTTTGTACTCGCTTACCGGGTTCATCCATCCATCGCTTACGATCTCGGTGTAGTGCGCTGGCATGATAAACATCTCCAACGCCTGGCCTATATTCCTTCCGCTTTCAATTCGTGGTGAGTAAATGTAGGTGTTTCCCGTTATAAGTTTAAATCCGTAATACTGCTGGAAGAATTCGCTTCGCGCCTGAAGTTGATTCGGAATGTCAAGTAGATTGTAGATTGGGTGGTCTGCTAATATGTTACCCTCGAAGTCCTTTACAACAAACTTGGTGAGTGCGGCCTTCTGTGATATCCAACTGACTATGGAGTAAACCAAGCTATTAACGTTGTAGGCTTGTGTTATGTAGCTTCTACTGGCATCATCTATGCTTAGTGGAGTGTTCATTCCAATATAGGAATAAAGTGCCCTTAGAAGTCGGTTATTTGCGTCTGCCTCGTACTGCTTTCCGAATAGCTTACCTATGCGTTCTCTGAATGTCATATTATTACGAATCCTTTCTTTTGTTGTCTGCTCTGTAACGCCATTACCATCACATCCACTTGATCGTCGTGCTTTGCGTATGGAAATTGGGTTACCTCATCTAAAAACCTCCTATTCCAACTTCCAGCGATTAACTTAACCCTTCCAGCCTCTACCATCGCACTCACCGCGTTTGCTCTTGTTACCTTATCTGTATCGGGTGCTTTGTCCTCTAATACGTTTAACCCCGTCGTGCTTTTGATTTGCTGAACGATGCTCTTACCGCTGGCCTTTGGCTCAATGTATATTCTCGAAGCTGACGTGTAGCCGTTGTGCATTACGAAGGTCTTGATGTATTCGCAAAGTTGCGGAAACTCAAGCCATACTTGTTCTACTTCCCTAAAATAAAAGAAGTTCCCGTCTGTGGCATATGCTAACAACGCTGATGGATCGTTGGCCTTGTTGCTCGTGTAGGCCGTGTCAAGTCGGTAGTTCCATACCAACCCCTCTGGTACCTCGTTTGCGATGTCAAACCATTTCGCTTTGAAGATATTGCCCTCTGGTGGTGCGGGTTGCTGAAGTATCTGCCCTGCATAACCTGCGCTACCCAAACTTACTCGGTACTCGTGCAGAATCTTATCATTGAATCGCTCTGGCCAAAATAGGCCATTTTTATAATACTGTGATAATTTCGTCGGCTTCAGACTTTCTGTGGCCTCTCCTGGAATGCAGATGTGCCGATAACCTCCCTTGTTGAGTAGATATCCTGATAGGTCGTCTTCGTGTAGCCTCTGCATCACGATAATACGTACTGCCGTGTGCGGGTTCTTGGTCCTGGAGTAAAAGGTTTCCGAATAGGCTCGGTTTACGTTGTTACGCTCTATTTCGCTGAATGCCATCTTCGGGTTGAGTGGATCATCCATAATGATTACGTCTGCACCCATTCCCGTTACCGTTCCCGTTACACTTGTCGCGAATCGCTTACCTCCTTTGTCGTTCTCGTAGTTGCTCTTTACGTTTTGGTCCGTTACGATTTGGAATAAGTGGCCGAAGTTCTCAATGAACCAATCGCTCTGTATCAACTGCCTGGACTTTCTCGCGTGTTCGGTGCTTAGCTGATTGCTGAAGCTGGCCGTGATGAAACTCATATAGGGGTTGATTACCCAACTCCATACCGGGTAGATGATCGTGGTAAGTAGGCTCTTACTGGACCTGAATGGTACGTTTATGATGATATCACTGTGCGCTGGTATTCCCTTCCATATCCTTAGCGTTTCGGTTTCCATTACCTCGCAAAGGTACTTGATGTGCCAATTATCCAAGTATGGTGTTTGCGGCTCTAATATCTTAAAGGCCTCACGGTAGAAATTGTAGTAGTTGTAGTATTTAGGATTCTTCAGCATATCGCTTGTCCAGAATCTCCTGCACCTGGTCGTCGCTCAAGGTGTGCAGTTTCATATCGTGGGTGTTCTTGCTTTCGGTGTATTGCATCGCTAACTTCTTAAGTTCCTCGTCTGTGGATATTAGCTTCATCAATGCAAGTTGTAGCGTTGGGTTCTCGCTCTGATACCACTTGGATCGGAGTGAACTCTTTACCTCGATTCGGTTCTTGGTGAGTGCTTCTTTTATAGTCTGTAATTCGTGTAACTGATGGTTATAAAAGGTTTTCTCGCTGATACCTATCATCGGTGCTACGTCGCTGATGAAGAATAGTCTGTGCTTAGCTATTGCCTCAATCGCTTTCTTCTCAAGTTCTTTTGTGTCGTAGGCCATTATTGCTTAGGTTGGTAAGGTTGTCCGTTTCGCTTAATTTGCAAAGATGGGTCTAATTTGTGCATCCTTTGTACTATTACTTCACAATACTTAGGATCAAGTTCCATGCCGTAGCATTTGCGCTTAAGTTGATGAGCTGCTACCATTGTTGAGCCTGAACCGAGAAATAAATCAAGAACTAAATTGCCAGCGTTATAATTATTAAAACACCATTCAACCAATGCAACTGGTTTTTGGGTTGGGTGAACCCTTTTTTCGCTATGCTCGCTTGCTTTTATCATTCCGTGCCATTGATGGCGAAACACATCAACCTTTACCCCTTTGTTTACAAATGCAATTTCAGCACCGCTGAATGTATCTCCCTCTCTTTCTTTATCCCAAATTAACCATCCAAATCCATTAGGTAAACAAGATGAATAATAATTTGCACCCCAAAAAATCATTGTTGCGTCTGCAAATAAAGACTGGCACAATGAAAAAGAATCTATTGCAACTGTTACATCATTATCTCCTAATATCTCTCCAAAATCATTTTCATTTGCACTTCCTTTTATCCCTTTGCCGCTGTGAGATATCCCATACGGTGGATCGGTAAATACCATATTGGCATTCTCGCCATTCATCAGCTTCTCTACTTGGTCGCTATCGGTGCTATCTCCACAAAGTAGTCGGTGCTCTCCTATCTCGAATAAATCGCCTAATACGATGTCGGTGGTTATCTCGTCTGGAATCTCGTAGTTA